GAAAAATGGCTACGCTTGAGAACGATGGAAGGATATTTGCCGAGGTGGAAAAGAAACGAGGGGGGAAAGTCAGTGGCGGCTCTGGAGTGTCTTAATCAATGCGCCGCTTCGTACCGGTTGCGGATGAGGTGCTCGCCGTCGGCCATGCCAACCACCCAGAACCTTTCGTTGCCGCCGAGGATTACCATCTGCATCTTGTGGCACCTGTCCGCGAAGCTGAACGCGTGGTTCCTGTTTGTAAATTCGAATCTCGTGATTTTTTTCGTGCCGATAGTCTCTGTGGTCATGGTTTCCTCCTGTGCGTTTTTCATGACTCAATTAGGCGCTTTTGGGGCGGGAAAATCAAGCGGAATAGATAGAAAATCGAGGTAATAAATGCGCAAAAATCTTAAACAGATACCTGTAAGATGCAAGGGCAACCGTTATCTCCCTTACGACAGGCTCAAGACCTTCCAGGGGGACCTGAAGGAGATGACGGAGGCCAACGCCGGGAAGCTCAAGGCGTCCATCCTTAAGTACGGCTGGGTGGCTCCGGTCTTCGTCTGGGGAGGAGACTACATCCTGGACGGACACGGCAGGCTCCTGGTCCTTGGTAATCTCTTGGAAGAAGGCTATTCGATAGGCGACCTCCCCGTGGTGGACATAGAGGCCCGGACGAAGAAGGAGGCCGCTGAGATACTCCTGGCCATCAACTCCAAGTACCAGACCATCACGGACGAGGGCCTTTATCAGTTCATGAACGATATGGACCTGAAGCTTGACGATCTATCAATCTTCGAGCTACCCGATATCGACTTCAAGGAGTTTGAGTCCGAGTTCTTCTCCGAAGATGCCGAGGCGGCAGAGGAGGAAGAAGTCCCGGAGGTTCCTGCGGAGCCTAAGACCAAGCGAGGCGACCTTTATACCCTCGGCAGGCACAGGCTCCTGTGTGGCGACAGCACGAATCCCAAGGACGTGGAGAGGCTCATGGACGGCAAAAAGGCCAACCTCGTCATCACCTCGCCCCCGTACTTCAACCAGCGGCAATATTCCTTCTGGGAGAGCTACGACGCGTTCCTTCTGGATATGGAGAAGGTCATCCGGAACATCAAGAGCATTGTAAAGGAGCCTTTCGCGGTCTGCTGGAACACCGGAGATTCGGTAACCGACAGGCTCGACATCCCGGCTGACGAGTCCGCGCTCTTTACCAAGTCTGGTTTTCTCTACCGTGACAAGCTGGCCTGGATAAAGGCCGGGGCGGTCCTCTCCATCCCCCGGAACGGCCACATCGGCATGGGCAGGTACTTCCCTGCCCTCGCCTGGGAGCCGGTGCTGGTCTTCACCGGCGAGAAACACCCGGAGTTCGAGCTTTCGGACATAGGCGAGGTGAACGCCTTCTTCAAGAACGTCTGGGAGATAAACCAGGTAGTGGGCTCCGAACAAAAGAAAATCGGCCATACGGCCCTGTTCCCCCTGGAGCTGGCCCGACGCTGCTTCCTCGCCTACTCGAAGAAGGGGACCATCTGCTTCGAGCCCTTCTGCGGGGGCGGCACGGCCTTGATCGCCGCAGAGAAGACCGGACGGGCCTGCTACGGCATGGAGCTCGACCCCGGATATTGCGACATCATCGTCTCCCGGTACGTCAATCTCACGGGGGACAATAAGGTCGTCCTGAACGGCAAGAAGGTCAAATGGGAAAGCTGAAATCAGCGTCCATGTCATATCGGGCCTATGCCAGGCACAGGGGCGTGTCCCCCGAGGCCGTAAGCAAGGCCGTCAAGACCGGGAGGATAACTGTCGAGCCGGACGGAAAGATAGACCCGAAAAGGGCTGACCGGGAGTGGGAGGCGAATACAGACCCCTCGAAGCCCCTCAACTCCGTCTCAGGCAACCCGAAGCACCGGAAGCCCCCCGGCTCTCCCAAGATACCCGGAGGCGATGTCGAGGCGGCTGGGGGCGCATTGCCGGGCGGGATTCCCCCATATCTCCAGAGCCGGTCCATAAGGGAGGCCTACTTGGCAAGGCTCTCCAAGCTCGAATACGAGGAGAAGGCGGGGAAGCTGGTAAACATAGACGCCGTCAGGGTCGTAGGCTTCAACGCCGCCCGCCAGGCCCGGGACAAGCTCATGAACATGCCGGACAGGCTCTCTCCCCTCCTTGCGGGCATGGACGACAGCCATGAGATACACAGGCTCTTAAGCGCGGAGATAAGGCTTCTCTGCGAGGAACTCTCAAACGATGCACAATCGAGCCGAAACCATATACCTTGACGCCTGGTCCGAGGGCTGGAGGCCCGACCCGGATATTACCGTATCCGAGTGGGCCGACGAGTTCAGGATGCTCCCCAGGAAGGCCTCGGCCGAGCCCGGGCGATGGAGGACGTCCAGGACGCCATACCTCCGGGAGATTATGGACTGCCTTTCCCCTCAGAACAGGGTGGAACGGGTGGTCTTTATGAAGGGGGCGCAGATAGGCGGCACCGAGATTGGTTTCAACTGGCTCGGCTTCATAATACACCATTGCCCCGGTCCGGCGCTCATGGTCCAGCCCACGGTAGAAATAGCCAAGAGGGTAAGCAAACAGCGGCTCGCCCCGAGCATAGAGGAGACTCCGGTCCTTCGGGAACGGGTTGCAGAGGCCCGGAGCAGGGATTCAGGGAATACGATGTTCGTGAAGGAGTTCCACGGAGGCCTCCTCATCCTCACCGGCGCCAACAGCGCCGTGGGGCTCCGCTCCATGCCCATAAGGTACTTATTTATGGACGAGGTGGACGGATACCCGGGGGACGTGGACGGAGAGGGCGACCCGGTGTCCTTGGCAGAGAAGCGGACCGATACCTTCTCCCGGAAGAAGATATTCATGGTCTCGACCCCGAAGATAAAGGGCTTTTCGCGTATCGAGAGCGAGTACCTCTCCACGGACCAGCGTAGATACTTTGTCCCCTGCCCTCATTGCGGGAATTACGACTGGATACGCTGGCCCAACATCCAGTGGGAGGAAGGGCTGCCGGACACGGCCCGGCTCCTCTGCGAGTCCTGCGGCTCCCTCATAGAGGAACGCCACAAGACCTGGATGCTGGAACGGGGGCAGTGGAAGGCGACGGCTGAAAGAAACGGGCGCACGGCCGGGTTCCATCTCTCAAGCCTGTACTCGCCCCTCGGCTGGCGTTCCTGGGCCGCCATAGCCCATGAGTTCCTGGCATCAAAGGACGATCCTGCGAAGCTCAAGACCTGGGTCAACACCGTCCTCGGAGAGACGTGGCAGGAACGTGGCGAGGCCCCTGAATGGCAGAGGGTGGCGGACCTGAGAGAGCCCTACAGGTCGGGGGACATTCCCGAAGGGGTTATCATCATAACCGCCGGAGTGGACGTCCAGAAGAACCGCCTTTATTACGCCGTCAGGGGATGGGGCGCGGCAAGCGAATCATGGCTTATAGAGCATGGCGAGCTCTACGGGGACACCGACCAGCCGGACGTCTGGAACCAGTTGAGCCTTGTGCTACAAGGCGGCTATGGGGACTTCGTTATAGCAAAGATGCTTATAGACACCGGTTACAGGGCGGACGCGGCCTATGAGTTCTGCAGGCGGCACCCTGGGCGCGCCATACCCGTCAAGGGCCACGACAGGCAGGAGAAACCACTTAAATCCGCGACCATCGACATCACGGTACGGGGCAAGACCATAAAGAACGGCCTTCAGCTATGGCACGTGGACACGGACTACTTCAAAAGCTGGGCACACGGACGCTTAAACTGGGACCTGACCCAGCCCGGTGCATGGCACCTGCCAGAGGATGCTACAGACGACTACTGCCGCCAGCTCGTGAACGAGTCCGTTATTGTCTCGCCCAATGGCAAACGGACCTGGAAAGAGCACGGGGCGAACCATTACCTGGACTGCGAGATGCTGAACGCCGGAGCCGCATACATGCTGCAGGTGCATCGACTCAGGCCCAAGGGGGCTCAGGATCAGCCGATTCCGGGCCGCAGAATCATAAGCAAGGGAATTGAGGTTTAAAAGGAGGTTGCCGTGGGAAAACTGCTCTATAGAATTGACGAAGTTGCTCAGATGATATCCCGAAGCAGAAGTGGGGTTTATGAGCTTCTGAAACGGGGCGAGCTTATCGCTCACAATCCCAAACCCGGACGAAAGGGAATGCGCGTTACCGCTGAGTCAATCGATGCTTTTCTGGCAAAACACAAGATACCGACCGATGAGTTCAACCCATAGTAAGATGGAGTGTTCTGCTAAGCAGACGAAAAAACTTCAGAGCGGTCTGCTAGCTGAACATTCTGAGGTGCTTCGCGCCTGGCCAATTATATTTTGTATTGTTGCTTTGCTGAAAAATTATAATAAAAAGGAATTAACCACCCTCTCAGTATAAATTGCCTACATATTTTCCTATAAGTCATTTTACCCGTCAATAATTCAGCAAACCATTTACACAATAATTTATTTTTAAAAAAAGCAAAAAAAGAAAATTTTGGATATTTGAAAATAAAATTGGCGAATATCCTTCCATAGCGGAGATCATTTTGGATTTCCTTGCGAACCCGCTCGCTATATTCATCCAGAGCGTTGCCTAAATCAAAAAAAGCCAGAATTGCCTTACTTGCCAAGTGTCCAGACCTGAATGCATAATAAATTCCTTCGCCAGTAAGTGGATCAACTAGACAAGCGGCATCACCAATTAAAAGCAGTCTATTTGTATTAAGTTTGCGAGTATCACCACCATGAGGAATTCTATAACCCTTACTCCTGTAGGTTTTGCAAGATGATATTAGAGGCGATTCATTGCAAAACTCCTCATATAATTGCCTAATTCCTGAAACACCTTTTTTATAAAAAAAACCACCTATTGAGTAATGGTTTTTCTTTGGAAAAATCCAGCCATATCCTCTTGGAAACTTTTTAAAGTCGAAAAGCACATCTTGAAAAAGTTCTTGTTTTAAAAAAGTAGCTTCACCTTCATATGCCAATCCGATTGTCCTATTTTCATGTCCAGGAAGAAATTTGGATACAATGCTGTTAACACCATCAGCTCCAACTAATATCAAGCACTTAAACAAGCCCCTATTTGTTTCTACGCTAACAAATTCTTTTTCTTCTCTTATGAAATTGACTGTGGCATTTTCAATAACTTCAGCGTTACTCAACTTGACTAAATTTAAATGAGCTTGGTCAAAAAGCTCTCTATGTACCATCCATCCTAATATGTCGTTGGTTGTAATATGCGTGATATGTTTATCTCCGTAAGTCATATAAGCACCACGCATTGTGCACTCAAAAAGAACTTTTAGCTCTTCAGGAATGTACGGGGCGGTTTTCGAGCTAATCCCTCCTGCACAAGGCTTCCATCTTGGGAATGTATATTTTTCCAAAACCAATACCGTTCGCCCATGCTTTGCAAGAACGTGCGCTATATGGCAACCCGCTGGCCCAGCTCCGACTACAATAACATCAAAACACCTTACATCTTGGGTCATTTTAAAATACTCCAAATATCGTTAATTAACGAGCGAACCTTAGTATAATTCTGCATAGTAAAGATGACAACTGGAACAAGCAATGACCCAGTTAACTCCAAATATGTTCTTATATTTATGGAAGAATTAGGTTCAAAAGCGATCACCTTACATGCATCACTATAATCTTTGCAACGATTTATAATTTGTTCTCTTTCACAAACATTGACACCTTCATTGTAGTCAATTTTACTTTGCTCCAGTAAATGCTGAAGCCAATAAGCACGGAGTCGTTCTCCACGCCTTATTAATCGTCTGATTATATATTTCGGAAGTATTGAAGTAATTAATGTCATAAAGAAAACAAATATTGTCCAGAAAAAACTGACATAAAAAATAGCTTCATAATTTGCCGCCCACGGGCATGCCCATAATCCAATTAATACGAAAACAGCTTCTAAAGAAAAACAAATACCCCAAGTGCTACTAATAGAGGCAAGGTGCTTAATACCAATTGTATGTTGAGGATGGATAATATTAAATCGAATGGAAGTGCATTGTGCATATTTATTTGCGAAATACAGAAGTCCTACCGTTATCCAAATCCCACCGCAGGCCAAGAATAATGAAGTAATCGCATAAATTGCATAATATATATATAGGTAGCCAGAAAAAGGTAATCGTAAAAATAGTAATATCGTAAGAAGGGTGACTATGGACAATATTATGCAAAAATAGTATTGCGGTTTTCCCGAGAAAAGAAAAACGTATGACTGACGAATTCTTTCCAAATCTTCAACAGAGGATATAGGGTAAATAATCTCCGATGAAATATCGATAAATTTTTTATGAATAAAAGCAATTAAAACAAAAGCACCTACTGTGATCATATAAATATTCAAACGAAGCCAAAAAATCGTATGCGCATATAAATCCTGAGCGCTAATTAATGCGATAATGGTTCCAATGAAATATGGAATCAGGCAAACAACAAGAATTGAGATATATGAAGGTATGTTTAGGTAGTCAGAAATTTGACGAATAAATCTTACTGCTGGAGGAATATAACCCTTAATATTTTTCAAGAGTTCAATTTTATCTTGTTTAAGCGGATCTCCCTCCATGAAAATAACAGGATTGACAGAATTAAACGATTTTTCAGATATAAATATCACAATCGCCTCTTTTCCAATCTTGTTATTATAAAAAAACGGCAAGCAAGCTATAAAAACTATCATAAAAGCAGTTATTTAACAAGGCGAAAGAATCGTAGGGAAGAAAGAAAAGCTCGATGTTTATTGGTTATTGGGCTATATGTTCAGAACGATATAGAATGAAACTATCCCGCCGCAAGCGGCGGGGAATTAGACCCATAGAAAGATTAAATTCAGTCCGTATTCATCCACATACTGCTTAATGCCCTATTTACCTATCGTGGAGTATCCAGTAAAATGTAAAAATTAATATTTTCCCCGGCCTCATGAACCGGGGAGCATCTTCAAAGGCCCGTAACCGTGCACGGCGGTTGCGGGCTTTTTCTTTTGGGGCTTGTATGGCCGGAATAACGCTTACGGAAGCCGAGACGCATCTAACGACCTGGCTCGATGCCGACAAGGCCGTGGCCAAGGGGCAGTCGTTCTCCATAAGCGGCAAGACCTATACCCGTGCGGATGCGAGCGTGATCCGCGAGAATATCGAGTTCTGGGATAGATATATAAAGCGCCTCTCAAGAGGCGGCATAAAAATCTTCGGAGGCACGCCGGTCTAAATGCTCAACTCGATAAAAGAGAACGTCATCGACCGGATAGTCCGCTATCTCGACCCGGTAAAGGCCGAGAGGCGCTTCCGGGCGCGCGCCGTGCTGGCACTTTCGGGGAGCTATATCGGGGCTTCGCGCTCCAAGAGATCCTTGAGCCAGTGGAGGACGAGCTGGGGCGACGCGGACAGCGACACGCTCTACGACCTTCCTGTCTTACGCGACCGTTCGCGCGACCTCATCAGGAACGCCCCTCTTGCAACCGGGGCCATCAACACGGTCTGCACCAACGTGGTCGGCACGGGCCTCAAGCTCCAATCGAGAATTGACCGCGAAGCCCTCGGCATGGACGAGGACGAGGCCGACGCGTGGGAGTCGAATACCGAGCGGGAGTTCCGCCTTTGGGCCGAGGCCCAGGAGTGCGACGCGGCCCGCACCCTCACCTTCGCGGGCGTCCAGAACCTCGTATTCCGCTCGGCCCTCGAAAGCGGGGATGTCTTTATCCTCATGCCATATATCGAGCGCTCAGGCTCGCCGTATGGATTGAAGCTACAGGCCATAGAGGGTGACAGGATCTGCAACGAAGGCAACGCGCCTGACGGCCCGGATGTCTCCGGCGGCGTGAAGAAAGACTCCTACGGCGCTCCCCTTGCCTACCACATCATGGACCAGCACCCGGGAAGCATCCTGGGATTAAAGAAACGCTCCTGGACCATAGTCCCGGCCTTCGGAGAGGCATCCGGCAGGCGGAACGTCCTTCACCTCTTCTGGCAGCTCCGGCCCGGGCAGACAAGGGGCGTGCCGTATTTAGCCCCGGTGATAGAGCCGCTTAAGCAATTAGACAGGTATACCGAGGCCGAGCTCATGGCCGCTGTCATAAGCGGGATGTTCACGGTCTTCATCAAGAGCGAGACGGGTGACGGCGACCTCTCCCCGATGTCTCCCACTTCAGAGGTGGGCGGAAAGACGATGGACGAGGACTACAAGCTCGCAAGCGGGGCGATAGTGGGGCTTGCTCCAGGGGAGGACATAGCCGTCGCAGACCCCAAGAGGCCGAATACGGCTTTTGATCCCTTCGTTCTGGCCATACTCCGGCAGATAGGGGTTTCCCTCGAATTGCCCTTTGAGGTCTTGGTAAAGCACTTTACGGCCTCGTATTCAGCGGCAAGGGCGGCACTCCTTGAGGCATGGAAGTTCTTTGCCACAAGGCGATACTGGCTCGCCGTCAACTTCTGCCAGCCTGTCTATGAGGCGTGGATGGAGGAGGCCGTTTCAATGGGTAGAATTTCAGCCCCCGGCTTCTTCGACGACCCGCTTGTAAGGAAGGCTTACCTCGGCACCGAATGGGTTGGCCCTGCCAAGGGGATGATAGACGAGAGGGCCGAGGTTGAGGCCGCGCAGATGAGGGTGGATATGGGGATTTCGACCCTTGCCGAGGAGACGGCCGCCCTGACAGGGGGCGACTGGGAGAAGAAGCACGTCCAGAGCGCCAAGGAGTTCAGGGCAAGGAAAGAGGCGGGGCTAATCGTAGATAAAGAGCAGCCGCAGAAAGTCCAGCTTGCAACTCAACCTAACTGAGAGGAAGCCATGAGGCTCATCGACATAATCACATCACCCTGGGCGATTCAGCCCGAGAAGCTCGTGGAGATACGGGGCATATACGAGACGCACTTGAGGGGCGAGAAGATAGACATCAAGGCCGTCGAGGCAAGAATCGGCAAACCTCTTAACAACCAGCCACAGGGCTATGAGGTCATTGATGGCGTGGCGGTCATTCCGGTGGACGGGGTAATCGCCAAGAGGATGAACCTTTTTACGCAGATATCAGGCGGAGTTTCGACAGACCTCCTTGCGAGGGACTTAAAGGCCGCCATCAATGACCCATCCATAAGAGCGATAGTCCTTGCCATCGATAGCCCGGGTGGGACGGTAGACGGCACCGTGGACATAGCGAGACTCGTTTACGAGTCGAGGGGCGTAAAACCCATCGTGGCCTATACCGACGGGACCATGGCCTCTGCCGCCTACTGGATCGGCTCTGCCACGGACAAGGTCTACATCGGCAACGACGCGACCCTTGTCGGTTCCATCGGGGTAGTTGCCATGCATCAGGACGTCTCCAGGGCCGAGGAGCAGAGGGGAATAAAGACTACGGAAGTTTACGCGGGAAGGTACAAGCGCATAGCCTCGCAGTACGCGCCATTAAGCGAGGAAGGCAGGGCCTATCTTCAGGACAGGGTGGACTACCTCTATTCTGTTTTCGTTTCTGCAGTTGCGGACAACAGGGGCGTACCGGTCGAGAAGATCTTGAAGGACATGGCTGACGGCAAGGTCTTTTCAGGGAAACAGGCGGTTGAGGCTGGCCTCGTGGACGGTGTTTCCACGCTGGACGCACTCATCGCAAGTCTTAAATCCGGCGGTGGTCCGGGCAATAACGTCAAAAGAAAGGAGAAGTCTATGTCGGAAATTAAAGAAACAGCGGAAGCGCCGGTCATCACAGCCGAGCTTATAGCGGAAAAGTATCCCGATATCTATAAAGCCATTCAGGGCGAAGGCTATAAGACCGGGCTGGATGAGGGGTCTACGGCGGAAAGGGAGAGGATACAGGGCGTGTTTTCTCTCTACAGGCCAGGCAGGGAGAAGCTCGTCTCGGAATTCATGTTCGACGGCAAGTCCACGAAAGCCAACGCATCGGTGGCGATACTTGAGGCCGAGGACGCGAAGAAAGAGGCGCACCTCAAGGCCATTAAGGAGGACGCGGGGGCGATAAAGGTGCCGCAGGCCGAGCCGGGCAACCTGTCCGAGGCATCAAGCGCAAGGAAGATTGAAGAGCTGGCGGAGGCCTACAGGAAAGAGAACGGGTGCTCTGAAAAAGATGCCCTCCTCGCAGTATCCAAGCAGAACCCGGAACTATTCAGGGAAAGGAGATAGAAGACCATGATTGGTCAGACTTCAGGACTGGAGAAGTCCGTAAAATGCACAGCCGCCCTTGCGACGGCCTACCTCATAGCCAAATTCGGCGCTGATGACGACACGCTCTCTCAGGCGACCGCCTCTACCGAGGAGCTCGTGGGCGTATTCCAGCACACGACCTCGGCCGCTGGTGACGAGGTGCGGGTCATGCTCGATGGCATAAGCCGGGTGGTCCTGGGTGGCACGGTAACCAGGGGCAACTATCTCACGAGCGACGCCAACGGCAAGGCAGTCGCGGCGGCCCCGGGCGCGGGAGTCAATGCCTACATGATAGGCGTAGCCATGGCAAGCGGTGTCGCAGGAGACATAATCCCGGTCCATCTCAGCCCGGGCAGAATACAGGGTTAAACGAAAGGAGGAAATAGACAATGCCGGAATCACGCAGTCTCCATATAGACGCAATCCTCACGAACCTCTCGGTCAAGTACCGGAACGAGGCCAATATCTGGCCGTTCCTTCTGCCGATTGTTTCGGTCGGAAAGAGGTCGGACAAGTTCTTCAGGTACAACAAGGAGGATTCCTTCAAGCTGGTGGACGACAAGATAGGCCCCAAGAGCCTCCCGAACGAGGTCGACTGGGGCGTTACCACCGACAACTACTCGGTCAAGGACCACGCCCTCGGCGACTGGCTCCCGCAGGAGGTCATAGACAACTCGGACAGCCCGCTCCAGCCGGAGGTTGACACCAACGACTTCATCAACCTCCTCCTGGACAACCAGCAGGAAAAGAGGGCGGCGGACGTGGTATTCGCGGCCGCAACCTACCCCACTGGCAACAAGACGACCCTTTCGGGCACGGCCCAGTGGAGCGGCTCGGCTGACGACCCCATAGGGGACATCCTCACGGCGGTTGAGTCCTGTTTTGTAAGGGCCAACACCCTCGTCTTCGGCGCGGACGCGTGGAAGGTATTCAGGAAGCTCCCTGAGGTGCTCGACGCCGTCAAGGGCGCTACGAGATTCCAGGGCTCTCCTGGAGGGCTGGCCACCACTACCGAGGTCGCAAGCCTTCTTGAGGTGGAGAGGGTCCTCGTCGGGAGGGGCAGGTACATCTCCACCAAGGAAGGGCAGACCGCAACTTACGCGAGGCTCTGGGGCAAACACTGCGCCGCGCTCCATGTCGCTCCCAGCCCGGGGATAAAGTCCATAACCTTCGGGGTCACCTTCTCGGAGATGCAGAGGCAGACGCAGAGGGACTTTGACCCGAAGCGCGGGGTAAAGGGCGCGCACTATCTCAAGGTAGCCTGGAACTCG